GCCGTACCGATTGCCACATTGAACGCTTTTACTTTGTCATTGGGTGGTATGCGATTGAAGGCATCTTCACTCGGCTCTACAAGTACCCCACCCCATCCACTCAGTTGCAGGGAATATGTATTGGACAAAGTTTGTCCATCATTGGCACCAATGTCAAGGAATACTCCCGATGTGCGGAAGTATTGTTCGATTACATCTTGTTCGTTGTTTTGACTGTATCTCATTGTACTTTGAGTTTAGTGGTTTCGGCAAGGGAATCAATATCTGATATGGTTTTTGTTAACGTAATCGGAAAACCATTATAATTCTTTGTGATTTCTACTTGCACATTATCCACATCCTTATAATGAATAGATGCTGCAAGTTCACCGGATGCAATCTTTTGACTAAACCAGTCTTTCACTTTCTTACCCTCAAAGTGATACTTTGATTCATCAATCTCGAATGTTGCAGTAATGGTTATCATTTGCCTTTCAGTTTTTCAATCTCCCGTTCAATATACCACTTCGCTTTCTCCAGGTCTTCAATCGGATTGTCAGTCTTTCTCCCTGCCCTTGCAACATACTTGATTACATTACCGAGTGAAAAGTTCAACCCCCACGCTTCGATTACATTAATAGCTTCATATGTGCCGGTGTGGTAGTACTTCATTACTTATTTGTCCTAAATTGATAATGATATAATTCCTTCTCTATCTTCACCTCTGTCTGCAGAACCTTTGCATTGTGCATCGCAGTAGCGTACAGGTAATCTTCCCCAATCTTTATGTCCTGGAATGGGAACTTTATGGCTATCTCCCTGCGAACAGGTACGATGTGATTCGGATAGCGATAATATGCCCCATCCTTCGCCTCATAGCCGTATTCCTTACTGATATACCATTTACGCTCATCCTTGCCGTTGGTGGTCATTATACCGTTAAATACGATAACATCGGGATCCTGCTTTGCTGCTTCAAGTATGTCAGCAATGTAGGTCGGTGCAATCATATCATCATCATCAATAAATACGATGTACTTCCCTGTGGACTTGCCTATGAGATAGTTCCGTTTGCGCCCGGTGGACATAGCACCATTATCCGATTCGACAATGATTTCTACTTCATCAGTTAGCTGATTAGATAACCGTGCCTTTTGCTGCACTAATTCCTGCAATAGTCGGGTAAGATAACCCTCACGGCCTTGAATGGTGCAGATTAATACACTTAATGTCATACATTCTCATTTGGGAATCCGGCGGCGGACCGCTTAATGTAGGTTTGCTCATCTATGTGGTAGTAACCCTGTGTATGCCGTAATTGGGCATCCACAGGCTCACCAGTCCATGCCGGGTGGTAATGGTCGAAGATGCGCTCCGGCACATATTTCCACTTGCCCAACTTCTTGGCCACATCCATTGCCTCATTATCGCACCATAGGGAAAAGTACTGAGGGTGGTAGATATAACCGAATCTTTCATAGTAAGTCCTACCCATTATGCTCATAGTAGGTAGCAGGTGGTTAACCCTGCCATCGGGAAAGTGAATGAACTGGTCAAGATTGTCAGCGAAGGCATTTATGATTTTGATGTCATAACCTGGTATAAGGAATCGCATATCATCCGACATATTCACCACTATATCCCCCTTCCACCCTTCCATACCCCGATTGATAGCGTGTACTTTGCTTTCGCTTTTGCCATGTGTGAAGTAGATATTCGGATCCTGTTGTAGTTCCCGGTAATGGGTACTATTCAGAGTTACATCATCATCGTCATCAACGGTTATACCGATTGTGTAATCTGCTTTATGGGAATATGCCTTAATGGTGGCAATGGCAGCAGTCATTTTAGTAGGCCTACTGCGTGTGGCAAAGTTGTAGTGTATTTTCATGCGTTCGGTTCGGTTTATACAAAGATAACAAAATTCTTTGCTGAAATCCATCTGAAGTCGGCACTTATGTTTTCCACACCCGGTACAAAGTTTCTCAATCGGCAATTGGTGCGGAGTTTGGGTCTGGGATAATTTGGATAATGGTTTGGACGGGTTGCTGAATGTCGGCTTCTACTTTGGTCGGTATCAGCTTTGATGCCAATCGATAGAACTCTGTTGGGTTTGTCTTTGCCCAAGCAGTCAGGTTATGCTGATCATCTTCCTGCAATAAATCGAAAGCGGTAGCGAAATGCTCCCTGATTGATTTGGTAACCTTGTTGGGGGTTCCTTTAGGCCTACCATTCGGGTTGTTAGTATGTCCTTTCTTTGGCACGTTGTACTTACTTGTTGTTTACAAAGTTACCCATAACCACCCGAAAGTACCAAATTTGCACAAAGTTGCACCATATTTGCAGTCAAAACCTTCATAACTCATTGAGTATCAGCCAAAGTTGCAAATTTGCAGTATTTTTGCACCCCACGTATATCTCTATTACTAATAGCATATTAGCATATAAAGAGATATAAATTATTATTAACTGAAATTTGCGCAAAAGTGCAAATTTGCCACCATACGCTATGATTATCAATGGTTTGCATATTTGCAGTGGGTGCAATTATTGCAAATTTGACTGCAATTTTGGCCAATTTACCCAAAGTCATGGCATAAAAAAACCCCCGATTAAGGGGGTCAAGGTTTAGGACTGATTCCAAAGTGTGGGATGTGATTTGTCAAGTTTGGTCTTGGCAAAACCAAATTCAGCAATATCTTTTTTTACCTGCTTTTCTTCTTCTAACCATTTATTAGCTTTCATCCAGAAGTCCTTTTTAATCTCAAAACCATAGCCTTTACGGTTTAATCTTTCAGCAGCTATGAGAGTTGATCCGCTACCTGCTACCGGGTCGATTACAACATCGCCGGGGTCGGTAAATATCTCAATCAAATTTTTCAATAGTTCTACCGGTTTTTGAGTTGGATGTATTTTTTCGCTTTCGTTATCTCGTGGCCAATCAATGCAGTTAAATATCATTTTACCGTTGTTTCTAAATTTTGGCAGTCTATCACGGTAAAGAACTAACCCATACTCGCAGTTACCTACTATTTTCATATTTGCTTTAAGTACTTGCGCTGAAAAGTTTTTTCTAAATACTAAATTGATGTAATTGTTTAAGCCATACCTTTTTGCAAGTTCAATAAGATACATTTGCTGATCAAATGCACAAAAAATAATCATGCAAGGTGCTTCGCTTTTTTGCCTTTTTTCGCCTTCTACTTTTTCCTTTTTTGGCTCCGCCCGAAGCATTGTAGAGCAAAAGTGCATAAACTCTGCCGGTCTAAAATCTTCATCCGTGTCAAAGAATGACTTTCCAGCAAGTTCGCTTTCACCGTTTGAATTATCGCCATCTTTGTACCAGGCAGGGTTAGATGCATAGGCATTGTTACCTAAATTGTACGGAATGTCTGCAATAATTAACTGTGCTTTGGGAATTGCATAGCTTTTGTAATTTTGGAAATGGTCTCTGTAAATCATGTTTTTTGTTTTATTGGTTTGTTATTGGTTACATCTTTTCATAAACTCCATGTGCGATGCGCTTAAACATTCGCTGAAAATCTTGCCTTCGCATAGCATCAACAAATCTACGGGGTTTGATATTTAACCTGGTGCAAAGTGCCTCCATTTCTTTCGTAGTAAACTTTGCAGGCAAGTTATCAACAAGTAATCGGAGATCAGTAGGTAGGCCAGATTCATTTTCCTCATAGATTGAACCTAAAATGTGCATGGTTGATTCTGCATACCACCTGTATAGCTGCCATGCTTGGTGTGCTACCTTTGTAGTAATCACCGGTACCATAGGATTCTGCATGATGGATATAAGGTGGCAGAAACGGAAGTAATACGCTGACATCTTGGCTTCTGTACCCATCACATAGTCCTCAACTGAATTAGCTTTCCTATCGTTGGCATCTTTTCTTTGCTGCCTATAATACTTTGTTAAAATTGGCTTTGCTTCATCCGTTACAATGATTTTACGGGGTGGCTTATCGCCTTTGCTGAATTCCTTGTTGTACTTGTAAAGTTCAAAGATTAAATCGCTCCACTCTTGGCACATGGCCCGTGTCGGGGTGAATGGATCCACTTCTTCCTGCAGCTTGATGTAATCGGATTGTACCATAAGGAACCGGGATGCAAACCCTGACTGTATGCGGTCGGCCCCGAAAAGGTTTTTCAGCCGGGATGGCTGCGTTCCCATAAGTAAGGATATGTTAAGGGATTTCACTACCCTTTCCTTCGACCGATCGGCTCTAATTTGCGTATAACGGCCACCGCTGAATGCTTGAGTGAAGAAGGATATAGCATCGTTATTTGCTTTGTGCGCTCCGGCATTGAGTATGGTTTCCGCTTCATCATGGTACACTCCCATACCGCCCTGCTGATCCTGCATGAGTGAGATATAGCCCTCTGTGGTGCCATCAACGGCAAAGGGGTGAAATCGCTTTGGATGTGGTTTGTTGAAAGGTTCTTTGCGACTATTAGCATCCGCGCGCTGCAGGTTCCAGTTCTTTACCTCCTCCTCGTATTCTTTGTCCTCCTTTGCTAACAAATCCTTTAACGGTGTTTCGCACATCGCTTTGAATGCAGGGGTTTTACCAACCGATACCGGTGCAATCATGAGCGCGAATAAGATATTTTTCGTTTCATCCGGAAGGTCGGAAGTAAAGCAGTTGCCGGCAAGTGAGGAAATAGTCCATAGGCCGGCCGTTGCAAGGAATTCAGGATGTAATGATTTCTCATTAGCTACCTCGAATAGCGACCTTTGTATATCCTGTGGAAAAATTTCATAAGGATATGATTTTGTGTCCTTTACGATGCCTATGTGCTGCAGTACTTTCTCCCAATCACGGCCTAAATGATAAAAAAGCATAAACGATGCCGGCAAAGACCATTCAGGGTATTCTTCTTTGTTATGCCAATTCGGGAAGTTATCCATTGATGCGGAGAATATCAGCACCCTTTTTGCCGCATGGTACACTTTTGCGCTGATCCCTACAGATGCGCTTCCTTGCCGCCTGTAGGCCCTAAATTTGTCCGATTTTCTATAATGATAGTTAGGTATGGGATAAAGGCCGATAGTGTTCAGAATCGCCTCAAAGCTATCATCTGTGATGTTCTTGTCATAATCGGATAACTGCTGCTCATATCCTTTCGGGTAGTTGATGGCTTTTTTTGTCGGATCGTATGCCGGCTTATACTCATTGAAGTACTGACTAACCTCTATCAAGTAGTTATATTGTTCAACCGTTAATTCCGTTATGTCAGCCATTGACTGGTAAAACTCTGTGTAACCTGGTGTAGGGTATGTGTACACTACCGGGCCGTTGCAGTACAGGGCAATTACCTCGTTGCCTTCCGGGTTGGCGGCTAATTGCTGCTTCTTTGGTAGATGTCGGTAATACATCCACACATGGTACCCACCATTTCGGGTTTGCTCTATAAATAGGTTACAGAGTATCTCCGGTGCTTCATTGGTTACCATTGCCATCCACTTGTTGAAGATGTCTTTGTCCTTCGTGTTCTTCAGGTCAAAATCAAGGCACCCGTAATTATTGCCGGTGAGAATCATTAGGCCGTTATCGGATGGCCTCAATGTAAGATCTTCGGGATTTGACCAGTTGCGGTGTGATACGGGTTGCTTGTTGGTTATATCCCATTCTATAGGGATTACTTTGATGCCGATGTCGGTGTATTCGGCATGGATTTGTTTTATCATGTTGGGTTGGTTTTTGACTTATATCTCGGTCATTAAGGTCAATTTATGCCTTTAATGACTTGTAATCTGGTCAAATATAATGAAGAATTCCTCCGGCGTATGAATAAACTCATAAATCCCGCCCGCTTGCCGTTCCCGTTGCTGCTCGGCAAGTTGTTCCGGTCGGGGTTTATC